TTGTTGACCAGCTCCACCACCGCCGCCACCAGCAGCGAAATTTTGTGTGGTTGGAGTTTGGCCTTTATTACCACCTCCAGGCTGTGTGGCTGTAGCTCCTTTACCACCACCGCCACCACCACCGCCACCACGGATAAAACCTCCGTTGTTTTGAATTGTAGTAGCAATGCCTAAGTTAATTGCATTTTGTGCAGCAGTACCAGCTGCACCTTGTGCGTTTTGCCCACCACCAGCTCCACCAGCTCCACCTCGACCAACAATTTGGCTATTGTTAATAATTTTAACGGTGTCACCTGAAGTCCACTGATTACCTGTATCAATAGCAGAAGCTCCTGTAGAACCAACGATTGCTTGTACAGTTAAGGTTACGTCCGAAATACCTGCCGAGTATGAACCCCCTCTGTTTGCAAAAATGTTGTAACTTTGTGTGGTTGATGAAATAGTCAGTGCAATAGCTACACGATCTGAACCACCGTAAAATTGAGAGAACGCAATAGCTCCACTACTTGGGATAGCACCAGCGTCTCCTGTAGCTCCAGAAGCCACGTTGTCACCACCTGCATAGTATTCACTCATACCAATAGGATTACTACCACCGTATTCAGTTTGTATCGCAGATAAAGCTAAGGATGAGCCCGCACTAGGTATTGCCATTTTCTAATTTCTCCACTTTTGCTTCTAGTTCTTTAATTGCTTCTATTAATACACCTACTAAGTTACCGTAAGCCACTGACATATACTCGCCTTCATCATGTACTACTTCTGGCATTACTTTTTGCATTTCTTGAGCAATCACACCAGTTCCTCTTCTACCGTCTCTATCAAAGGTAACGCCACGCATATTAGTAACTTTATCTAAAGCACTATCGATAGTTTCAATGTCTGATTTTAATCTTTCATCAGAAAAAGCTGTAACATCATTGTTAAAGGTTGCAGCACCCGCTGCTGACATGTCTAAGGTAAGTGCTGTTATAACTGCACCACCATCATTACCTTTAAAAATAATATCTTTATCACTGGTAGCTGATTGCATTACAAAATCAGTTGAACTATTAGTAAAACGACCAAACTCGGTGCCACCATCTTTTAAAATTATATCTGCTCCATCCGCATCTAAAACTATATCTTGACCACTAAATAAAGATTGATCTCTGTTTTTAAATTGCCAACCGACTGTGCTATCTCCTGAATAAACTAATGTAAATGCTGCTCTTTCGTTTGCTACTACTAAATCAGAACCAGCACCATTTATATTAGAACTGTTTCTACCAACTGTAAGATTGTTAGTATCAAAGGTATTTTCTGAATCCATAAAAGTTACTTCATCACCTGTGGCAGGTGAGGCGGGTAGAGTAATCGTTCTGGCTGCACCAGAAGTATCAACTAATATTTGTGCTCCAGCTTGTACTGTTTCGGCTGCTGCAATAACACGCCAATATCTAGTTTCTTGATCTTTAACAATATCAGTGCCGTTGGAGTGGCAGATGTAATGATTACCTTCGCACAGTAAAAAACCTGTTTGACTGGTTACTTTAAATGTAAGTGTGTAACCTGCATGATCAGTACCATCTATAATATTAAAAAACTTTTCTATTGAAGCGGGCATGTTTACAATTCTGTTAGCTGCTAAAGTTCCTGTAAATTTAATACTCATGTTTCTAGCATTAGATACTGCGGCATTTGACATTGCTAAAGTGACATCACTAGAGGCAACATTAACTTCTTCGTACCCTGTTACCGCTTGTTGAATAACATTAAAGTTATTATTGGTTTTATCACCCCATGTTCCAGGGTTTTCTCCAGTTGCTTGCAATTCGATTTTTAAATCACTTGAAAATGTTGATGCCATAATTACCTACTTTGTATGTTTATATTCATTATAAGGTCGTTATGCGACCTTTTCAACCTCATCAACAGGAACCCACGTTTGACTTGTACCTGTACTAACAGCAGTCCATGTTTGACCTGTGCCCGTGCTGACCGTTGCCCAACCAATACCATTGGCTATACCAACACTACTAGTCAATCCAGCTGCGGTTGGAACTATATTAGCATCAGCAACGGTAACAACGCTGTTAATAGAAAAAGCCAAAGCACTACCCGTAAGACTAACGTTAGCATCCGCCACAGGAACTACAGCAGTTTGATTTAAAGCTAAGGCTGTACCTGTTACAGCAACATCTAATACTTCAAACTGTTGAGTAGAAAAAGGAGCTTGTGAAAAAGAAACGATACCAAAGCTCATAATTAGCTCCTATTAATTTTATCAAGGTCTTTAAATATACCCTCATTGTGTTCATGAGGTAATTGACTTTTTAATTCTTCTACTTCAGCTTTTAATTCTTTGATTGCTTCTATAAGAACACCGACCATATTGCCGTAAGCAACTGATTTAATTTTTTCTTCTGACTTATCCTCTCTTACAACTTCTGGTATTATTTTTTCAACTTCTTGAGCTATAACACCCATACTTTTATGACCTTCGTCATCTATTCTTTCAAATGTAACACCACGCATTTGACATACTTTATCTAAAGCGTTTGGAATTGTTTCTATATCTCTTTTTAATCTTTCATCAGAGAACGCAGTAACATCATTGTTAAAGGTAGCAGCTCCAGCAGCACTCATATCTAGCACCATAGCTGAAATAATAGTTCCCCCATCATTTCCACCCAATATAAAATCTTTGTCTTGCACAGAACAATCCATTCTAAAGTTTGAGTTATCGTTGTTAGCTATTTTGCCAATCAATGTTCCAGCGTCTTTAAATAAGATATCAGCACCATCAGCGTCTAATGTAATATCATCTGCAGCGTCAATAATAAAGTCATCTGTTGCTGTAATTGTATCACCATCAATAGTAATTTCATCTACAACCACACCAGCGTTAGCTGTGATTACACCACTAGGTGTTATTGTACCTGTTACCTCAACACCAGCAGCAGTTGTTTCTAATTTTTTAGCATTGTTGTGATATAAGTCTACCGCACCATCAGCAAAAGCCACGATACTTTGCTCGCCTGTTTTTGCTTGTATGTATATGTTACCGCCAGCATCACTTATGTATAAATCACCTGTGCTGTTTACTATGCTTCCGTTTGTACCGTCATGTTTTATGCTAAGGTCGTCATCACTACCTAGTTTAATAATTCCAGAATCAGTCATATCAAGATGGCTAGATAAAGCTATTTCACCTGTTATTGCAGCACCAGCAGCGGTTGTTTCAAATTTTTTTACATTGTTATGACTAATTTCTACAGCACCATCAGGAATAATAACAACACTATCTTCTCCTGATTTTCCTTGTAGCTTTAAATTTCCTGTGCTGTTTTGAATATACGAATCAGAACCATCATGTTGTATTTGTAAGTCTGAACCAGCACCAAAGATGGCTTTGCCAGTATCTGGAAGGGTTAAATCATGATTCAATATAAGTGTACCCGCATCACTACCATCAAATGTTGCCATTGTAATATCTGCACCACCATCAGTACCTTTTAAAATAATGTCTGAATCGTTTGCTGTAGCATCGATCGTAATGTTCCCAGACGATGTTGATAGAGTAACTGCGGCATCACCAACAGTTAAATTATCACAAGCTAATGAATCAGCTGAAGCTGCGGCAAAAGTTAATGTTCCACTACCATCAGTTTTTAAAAACTGTCCATCACTTCCATCAGCAGTTGGCATATTAAATGCAGTACCACCAGAAGTCATAATTATCTTACTGCCATCAGAAGCAAAAGATTCGTTTGAATCGTGTAATTGTAATGTTGGCGTTCCACCAGAATCAGTTAATAGTAACCCTGTATCATGTACATGAGTCAAAGCTATTTCATCATTAGCACCGAAAGATAGTATCGCACCATCGTGTTGTAGTTCTAGGTCTTGTGTAAGAGTTACATCTCCGTCAGAACCAATAGTTATAGCATCAGAGTCAGATTCAGAGCCTATGTTGCCACCGTCTCCAACTGTTAAACCGTTGTTATGATGACTTCGTTGTGAAAAAGTCACAATACCACCAGATGATATAGCTATTGCATCTGTGTCACTGGTGTGTCCAATATTAGTGCCATTAATAATAATACTATCTATAGTAAGCGTAGTAAGAGTGCCTAATGAGGTTATATTAGTTTGAGCTGCGGTAGTTAAGGTAACATCTGCAATATATGTTTTGACTCTAGACATTGCAGATTTTTTCTCAGTACCATTTGCTCCATCATCAACAATAATAAGATCAGCGTCTGCTAAAGCAGCTCCTATATCTGAAGCCCCGTCTATATCTAACGCTCCTATATCTACTTTGTTTGCTGTAGATATTGTCGCTAACTTAGTATCAACAATTGCAGCATCTGACGCTACACTTGCGTTAACCACAGCATTAGCAGCTAATTGGTCAGCTCCTATAGCATCGTCTGCCATTTTTGCTTGAGTTACATTGTCATCTACAATTGAGGCTGTTACTACAGCATTTGCAGCTAACTGATCTGCACCTACCGCATCATCGGCTATCATGGCTTGTTCTACAGCATTATTAGCAATTGTTATAGCACCACTTGAAGCAATAGTTACATCTCCACTTACTGCTACTTCTTCATAGCTTGTACCATCGGCAACTAATATTTTAGCAGAAGTAACATCTGGCATAATAAATTTAGCAGGTAATGTTAAATTATTATTAGCATCTAGTACTGTAGATTTACTAGCTGGTAAACAACAAAATACTTCTTTAGCTCCTGCTGAAAAATCCACAGCATTGTCGCTGTTAGAACTTGATATAATTGTGGTACGAGCTAATGTTGAGCTATCCGATGCTAAGGTACCTAGGCCTACTTCAAACTCAGCGTTTAATACAATAGCGTAATAAGTAGTATTACTGTTACCAATACCTGCTAGAAAAGTTTCAAAACCTTGAACTGCACCACCTAAAGTAACTGTACCAGTTCCAGTAGTGGTAGTGCTTTCTTTTACACGGTCATTGATTACTAAGGCCATGTGTTACTCCTATGCTATTCGTATAATTGCTGCAGAGGATGAAAAGGCTGGAAACTGTACTGTAAAAGTTCCGTTAGTAGCTGTTTTATCACCACCAAAATTTAAAACGCATACTGCTTTATCACCTTGAGTATCATTATAAATTAAAGCTCCTCTTGCAGTTAAAGTAACTCCTGTAAAGGATAAATCAGCATAATCTACCAATGCTGTATCTGATGATAATGAAGTACCACCATTAGTTAAAGCACTGCCCCCAGATGCGTATTGACCTGTATCCGATACTTGATTATCAGAAGTAAACGATGTGGTTGATTTACCTAAAGTAGCATCACTAGTGTAAAGTGACAGTTTAAAGCTATTGCCACCACTTGCTTTAAAGTTATGTGTGCCTTCTAATAATTCTTTTTTAAATGAATTACATATTGCATTGGTTGTTATTGCCATTATCCTACTCCCTTAACATTAGGTGAAATTGATGGAACGGGTATTCTTGGTTCACCATCTGTATATTGTCCACGTTTTCTGTGTCCCATCTGTTGCATAGCAAACTGCTGTACCTCTTCATTGTACTTACCTTTGTATAAGTTGTACATATCAGCAGGCCCTTTTAAGTAGCTAAAACATTCAGTTAGCACACCATGTAAAAGCAACGATTCTTGATTGGTTGACAAAAAGGTAGTGGTTGAGCTGTTAAAATGCGGTGGATCTATCACATAGTTAATCTGTACACTCAAAGCACTGGATGGCACAGGTGCAATAATAACAGTGCTGTCATCCCAGTTTGCGTAATACTTGGGTACACCTGTCGCATCTGTTGAATTAAACTCTGATATAAAGCTGGTATCTCTTTTTTCTAAAAAAATACGAGTGCTACTACTATTTACCTGAATAGAACGTAAATACATTAATTCTTCAGGCATGGTTAAAAATCGTTGTGATGCAACACAAGAGGATGTTTTATAAGCTCTTAAATCGTCATAGTCAACCTTACCCGCAATATCTAATTCAGTATTACGAATAAATTGATCAATTAAAGTATCCGATAGTACATTAGAATCTACTTCTGTGTAGTTTCTAACTTGTGTTAAAAAATTAGCATGTGTAATAGTCATGATGTTGTAATGGTTACCTCTCCAGTGCTACTTGTCATTTCAAAAGATTCTAAAGGTGTGCCTAGTATATTATTACTTGCACTCGGTTGCATACTTGAATTATTAAAACCGTTATCAACATATATCACAAAATCATCGTTATCATCTTTTGGTCTTGGTCTTGGGTTCGCTAAAGCAACGGCATCCGCTTTGTGATGCGTTCTCCTAATCTGAGGGTGTTTTGATTCAAACTCGGATTTGTGCACCAATGAACCATTCCACTCCTTGACCATTTCCTTATAAGGAAATTCCATACCTGATCTATCAGATATTGCTTTAGCATATTTTCCACGAGCATAAGCCATAATGACCTCTAGTACAGTTGTGTAGGTCTGTTGCGACCTAGTTTACATTTAGCTTGAACAAATTTACCTTTCTTAAATTTAGACAACTCACCTTTTTCTAATTTATTTTTTATATAACCTCTTGGTTTTCTACCCGAGTCCTCTCTTTCTTTTAATTTTTTATCTACTTTTTTTACACCTTTTTCATGTGAATATGCTTGACTCTTTTTGTCACCAGCACTATAAACTGAATCAGCGTTTTCTTTTTTCTGCCCTTTAAGATTTGGGTAACCCTCTTCTATATCTTTTTGTCTCTTGTCAGTAAAACCTTTTTTTAATCTACGCTTAACATCTTTTTTACTATAGTATAATTTTCTTGCTCCGAAACTAAGTATGCCCATAATTAACTCCCTGATGGATAATAACTTTGCGGTGTGATATACACCGAAGTTCTTTGTCCATCCTCGTCTAAGGCTCTTTTTAATTCATCTTCGTAAATCATTTTATTTTGTTGCACCAATTGTGGGTTTACTTTCATGCTTAAATAATAAGCAAGTCCTGCAACCATACAAGGTATAAACCTAAAAGCTATATCTGATTGATTAGTATAAGCCCCTGCGTCTTCAATACGCTTGACTGTGTAAAATTTTAAATGCGTATAAGTGCTGGCATTAGGTGTTTGATATAAAGTAATTGTGGGTGTTGTTTGACGATCCACATAATACTCAGAGGGCTGACCTGTCGCACCTTTATTATTTTTTGCAGCATAATCACTTCTTGATATTTTAGTTAAAGCTATATCACTAGTTGAACTAGTAGTCCCACTTGAACTACTGATATAGGCTTCTAAAACATCACTGGTATTAGTAGGGGCTGTATAAGTTGCGGTACCTGATGTTAACTCTTGAGTATTTAAAGTAACTTTCCACAAATGTATGCCACGATTGCTCCACTCAGAAAACAGAATATTAAGACTACGTCTAGCAGATTTTAAATCACGACCGCTATTAGTTCTAACCGCACAACGCTCATACGATTCTTCGATGATGTCATCAATATCTAAATCAAATGCTGTTGTGCCTGAAGTAGCCATTTAGTCTCCTTAATAAGAACCTTTAAATTTTGTACCTTGTACTGCTACACCGCCGCCTTTACTGTATTTTTTTAAAGAGTCTTTATCTTTTTTTTTATTTTTATTTTTAGATCTAGATTTACTCTTAACAGGTTTTATTCCTGTTACTCTTTGTATAGCCTTATCCATTGCTTTTACTAAAGTAGAAACACCTTTTGATTTACTCATATCGTCCCCTAACTCATTTTAGTAGGTTTTTTTCTAGCTAAACCACAACCTCTAGCTTGTACAGTAACACCTTTTTTACCAGTGCCTTTGCTGTACTGCATCATGCCGCCACCCATCATTTTTTTCTTAGCCATGCCACCACCCATTTTTTTGTTTCCCATAGCTGTTGTAATAGCGTTTTGTCTTTTCTGTTCGTACCCGCTCATTACACCATCTTTGTTTAAATCACCAAGCATAGAACCTTTGTTGTATTTATTCATACCGCCTTTTGTATATTTCTTCATCATACCACCAGCCATTCTACCTTTTTTAGAACCTTTACCAATAATATCAGCTTGAGATATATTCTTTTTTTCTTTTCGTTTTTTTCCAACTATTTTGTCTTTGTCTTTATCCCTCTTTTTGTCTTTAGTTTTCAAAGCTGCTGCTGTAACAACTGCTGCACCTACTGTTGTTCGAGGGTATTTATTTATAATTTTTGAAACAGTGTTAGTTTTTTTTGTATTCTTAGAAGAGTCTTTAACTTTGTCAAACATTTTATTAATTTCTTCTTTTGATTTTTTTGTTTTATTTCTTCCTGTAATCTTTTTAATAGCTGTTGCTGTTCTTCCTGCTTTAGATAAAGGTGGAGCAGTTACCTCTAGTAATTTATCTAAAATTATTTTTCCTTTTCCAGCTTTTATAATACCACCAGCTTTACGTTGACCAAATTTACCTGAAGCAGGTGTGGGTGCTTTTCTTTTTTTAGCTACACCAGCTGCACTTCTTTTAAACGCCTCATTTAAAATTTTACTTTGATCTGAAGTTAATTTGTCTGATGGTCTTTTAGTAGTATCACGTTTACCTTTAACTATACTAGCCGCAGTAATTGACTTATCTTCAACTCTGTCTTTTGGAGGGCCTTTCATTTCTTTCTTTTTAATGGCTTTATACTTTTTACCACCAAAAGTAAAAGTGCTTCCAGGTTTTGTATCATAAGCTAGTTTAAAAGCTCTTCCAAAAGCACTTAATTTTTTACCTCTTTGTGTACCTTTAAGTCCTTTATCTAATATATCTGGTCCAAATTTTAAAGCCATAATGTTCTCCTAATATTCTATTAAACCACCGTAATATTTTTTATCGATGGTTCTTACCATAGTTGGTTTACCATCAACCCCTTGAGCTTTTGCTCTCTTTCTTCTAACGGCAGAAGTCTTTTGACTTTTGCTCATTCTTGCAGCTTTAGAAGCTGGTACACACTTCGGATACTTACGCTTCGAAGTTTTTGTGTTTTTACGACCACAAGGTTGATATTTGCCATCTTTTTTAGGAGCACCAATATCGACCCAGTTTTGATCTGCCCAATCTTTAAGGGCACCCACTAGTCTAATAAACCTTTGTAATAAGCTGCAGCACTTGGGTTAGAAAGAGTTTCTCCAGCTACATCAACACTAATTGGAGAACCCATAACATCTATAAATTCACCTTTATTTGCACCTTTAATTTGACCTTTGCAAATTTTACTAGCGTACATATTAGCGTATGCTGATGGGTAAACATCAAACTTTCTTTTTGCGGCTGCTTTGCCTTTTGCACATATTTTTGCCATATATAAATAATATCAGTTTTACTGGAAGCTATCTAGACCTTGCTTTTTTTCTTTTTCTTCTTCTTTTTCTTCTTTTTCATTGGAGGTTTAGTGATTTGTTTTACCATACTTGCTCTTGTTATTGCCATCTACTATACCTCACTTTATTATTCTCATCTCTTTGAGCTAATAAATATACGCCTCTGTTTTTATCCCCTACATACGACACATGTACCCAACCAGAATTAATCTCGTCAGGATTGTGAAACTCAAGAATGACTTGATCAAAATCTAAGTTATCATTAATAAAATCTGCTAATTCTTTGTTAGAAACACCCGCTATCTCTATATCAGCAGCTTGACCTTTGCAATGCTGTGATCTAGTTGAAGAACCAATTTGCATACTTACTTGAGGTGAACGATACCCAGAACTTATCATGACGGGTTTTTGGAAATAATCTCTTACAGGTTGTAAAATATTATCGCAAAGTTTTTGTAAGCTATCGATGTGCTCCTTGTCGGGATTGTTATTAAAACCACATCGTTCAGCTGTTTGCGATTTAGTTAATTCTGCAAGAGAGAAATTATCAGTCAGCTTCATACAAAAATAATTAATAGTATTAAAACGATTATTATAATATCTCTTATTTTACAACTTGCACAAGTCCAACTATCTTTATATTTAGTCCACAACTTATCTACAGTTTTATAAAAGTTTGTTAACATTTCCATCTTCTCCTCGCTTGACATATACGTTTATTAGGCGTTTTACGACAATTAATATTGTGCATTTTAGCCTGACCTGCACTTCTTGAACAATAAGACTTACGTCTTTTTGCTGATTTACTGCCTTTCTTAACATCACCAGTTACGGCCGTCTTTAGTTTACTACCTGGATTTAATCTTCGGTAAGATTTGACACCAGCTTGAGTCATACCCGCACCTGATTTAGTAGATCTGTAATTTCGTTTATTGCGACTAGGCATACCGCCTTTCGCAAAACCTACCAATTCATTTGTATATTGCTCAACACTAAATTCCATACTTACCCTTAGTAGTTTTTAATAAACTCTGCGATTACTGTGTATGTATTTCCTGAATCAGCTGCACCTGGAACTACAAAGTTAACATCGTTTTGGTTTGAGTTAGATGTTGTATTTGCTGGTATTCCACCAAATTCTCTTAGATCCCAGTACCCTGAATCAACTAATGTTACGATAGGTATATCGGCATCTGAATCTTCGTAATCTAATCTAGCAAAAGAATCACCGCCATCACCATTTGCACAAGACCACCATACTCTTTGTAAGCTCACTGTTGTGACTGATTGACCGTTTTTGTTTGCCGCTAATGCAGAAACATCTGCAAAGACTGTTGAACCACCATTACCGTCTGATTGATTGACTATTTTGATAACTACTCTCTTGTCATTTTCTTGCAAGATTGTAGGTCCTGTTACTGTATCTGCCATGTTTCCCTCCTTAATTAAGAAACTAAAATAGTGCCTCCGAAGAGGCACTTAAATCATATTACGCTGCGTAACCTTTTAATTCAATTAGTAATTTACCAGCTGTGTAGTCTGCGTCTGTAGCAGCACCAGTTGTTAAATATAAAAATGAATCAGCAGCAGGAACACCAGTAAAGTAAACTTTACTACCTAGTGTTGCATCACCAGCGTTAACCAATATTGTTTCAGTTAAGTCACCAATAGCTCCGTCTTCAACTCCCGTACCTTCTGTCGCAGAATGTACGTTAATATCTGGGTCACCGCCAGCAGGTGCTTCAAAACATTCCATACTACCTGTAAGGATAGTACCGTTTGTTGCCGCAACAATCTGGCCAATGTGGCAGACTAAAGCTGTTCCGTTAACACCAATGATGTCACCAGAACCTGTTGATCTCAAACCTGTCAAATCAATTAAGATTTGTGTAGTGATAATACCACCTGATCTAATTACAGAACTTCTGTAAACAGTTCCAGAACCTGTAGTAATACCAGTACCCGCTTCTACTGACATTGTGTTTGCATCTAATGATGCTACACCAGTTGAGCTTATACTTGCTTGTGTTGTCCCGTCATCTTTAGCAGTTACGACTGTAAAGCCGCCTACTGATCTGACTGGACCACTAAATGTTGAATTACTCATATTTATCTCCTAAATTAATGAATACAGTTTTTTAGGTAAATCGACTATACGCGTCTGTACTCAAGTTATTTGTATAGTAGCTTAATTATACCCAAAAAAAAGGGGACTCGAAAGTCCCCTTAATCTTTCCTCCAAATTGCTACTTACGCAGCACCTGGCGAACCAAATATCCCTCTAGGATCAGAGAACCCAAATGAATATCTTTCTCTTGCTTTAAATCTTACATTACCTGTATCGAAGTCACCTTCCATAGCAGTTTTGATTGGTGCTCTAACGAATTGTTTCATTCCGTTAGGTGCATCAGTCATAATGAAGAAAGCATCAGTATCAGTTAAGTAATGATTAACTCTGTAGCCTTGTGGGATCATACCCATTGAAGCCATAGCATTAATATCGTTATCTGATGTACCGACTCTACCTGGTGTTTTTAGTATTCTTTCCGCTGTGAACTGAAGTTCTTTTGGAATGATTAATTTTGCACCTTGTAAAGCAACTTTTAAGCCTCTTTCGTCAACAAATGCAGCAATATCAATTAATGATTGCTCCATAGATGTTTCTGAAAGGTCAGCCGCTGTTGACAACTCGTTAGCAAATGTTCCGCCGCTTGTTAGAGGATGAACCGCTGAACATAGTTCAACGCCGTCACCACCTGTGAAGCTGCTGTTAAAAGCATTGTTTAGTACGTTTGCAGCTTTCACTTGTTTAGTGTTAGCCATAGAACGTGCTAGTGCTCTTGTGTAACGACCTGCTAATCTGTCGTATAAATTATCCTCAATTGCTTCTTCTGTAATAGCAAAAGCCATTGCGATAGTTTCATGTGTATATCTTGCTGTATAACCTTCGTTTGCAGTATCAAATGACACACCTGCACCCTCAGATTTAACAGGAGCCGCTCCGAAACCAGACAAGATTACTTCTTCCTCAAAGGCTCTATCTGAGCTTTCTGAGTCAAAAATTTCTGCATGTTCGTTTTCATAGCGGTTATATTCTAGTCCGAATAGAGCGTTCAATCCAGGCTCTAATTCTTTGACTAGTTGGGATCTTGAAATAGCCATAATTATCCTCCTAGGATTACGCTAATCCGACACCTTTAAGGCCGAATATGTGGTTACAAATTACTACTTTCACATTTGTGTTGGCAGTCGCTACGTCTGAGTTATTTGGATCTTGAGAAATGTCGATAGCTCTTAGTGGAAGGCTTGTGCCTGTACCACCAGTAGTTACGTCTAATTCTGCACCAGCTAAACCAGTTGTTGTACTTCCAGCAGTTGTATACACAATATCAAAGTTACCGTGTAAATCAGCAACTGGGAAAGTGTCATCCGCTTGAATTTCAAATACAACCATAGGATCGTCAATTATGAAGGCCTCAATATCTGCGGCCGCTGTAGAAGCAGGGTAAAAATTGGAAAAAGTTTCTTTTCCTGTTGAAGGATCTGTATACCTACAACCATTAAATACACCAACAATAGGTACAGTACCGCCATCGGCGTGTACTTCAACTGTTCCGCCAGTGACGTGCATTACCATATCACCTTGGAAAATTGCTGTTCCATAGTTGTTAGCTATTCTGTAACGGCTTTGTCCGCCAGTATAGGGTGTTCCACCTATTCTGCCGATTGGACGAAGTCCGAAAGGGGCATCTCTATTTGCCATGATAAAACTCCTTTAAAATAGTTAATAAAATATCGTGGCATAAAAAAGCTAAAAAATTAAGACTTTCTATTACCACCAAAAGTTACACGAGACTGTCTGTCGATATTAACAGGCATCTCTGGTCGTTGTTCCCTTAAAATGTCATTATCAACGGCTTTAACTTGATCAGCAGTAATTCCTTGAAAGTACTGCTTGCGTTGTTCGACAATCTCTTCAGGTATCCTTGCCAACACAAGGCCACCAACTCCGATTAACCCCTGATATCTGCCTTCATGAATAACTGGATAGTCATGGTCGCCAATTTCATTCTTCACTTCTTCAGCTCGAACAAATTCCCAACCTTCTCTGAGTTTTTTGGAAACATTACCTGTATCCATAAAACCAGCACTTTCTACCCTTATCCATCTATGAGCATAACCTTGCGGTGCTCGGGGTGCATCTAAACTTGACGGTGGAGCCCAAGGTTTATTACGAGTTTCTACACTCTCTTTTGAGCTGCGTGAGGTTCTTTTCTTTACATTATCTGTCATATCGTTACTCCTTCACGAATTTAGCGTATTCTTCTAGTGGCACCCCTAATTTTTTAGCTATTGCTACTTGTGAACGGGTGAGTTTCACGGTTCTGCGTCCTTGCTGTTTACGCCCCGCTGAGGCAACAGTTTGAACGGGTCTTTTATCTTCAACTTTATCAGTTGTAAATTTCGTAGGGAAATAATCCCTCATCTGTTTATTAATTTCATTGTAATAGTCATCGGACTCTGAGTCAAACCCCTGCCCAACTAGATCTTCATGAATACCAAAAGCAGCGTTAGTCATAGCTTTATCATTACCAAACCACGCGTTTTCTTCTGCCCATTCTTGTGCTCTTGGGCTAGCTGGACTAGCTTCTTGTGGTGCTGGTTGAGCTGGTTGAGCTACTTCAGTTTCTCTTTCTTGTTGTAACCTTTCTGTATCAGCCAGCTTAACTCTTGCTTTTTCTTTTTGAACAGCAAGTTGAGCTAGCTCATCATTAGCCTCTACAATTTTAGCAGAGTCTCCTGTGTCAATAGCATCTTGTAGTTTGATTCTAACTTGTTCTTTTTGAGCATCAACTCGAGCGTCAAACTCTTTAGCATACCCTGTATCAAGAGCTACATTACTTCTCTCAATATCTGAATATTTTTGTTGTAAGCCTTTTGCGTAATCTAAAGCGGCTTTTTCTTTTCTTTCGGCCTCTCTCATCTTACGAGTTAACTTATCAATACGTTTTTGTGTTTTTTCAGAAACTGCTTGAAGATTATCTTCTTTAGAAACCTCTTCTTTAGCTTCTTCAACAATTTCAGATTTAGTTTCTTCTTTAATAGGGTCTTTGTAACCTAAATCAACCTCACCGACCGCATCTGAAACGGATTCGACTTCTTGTTCGACAGGTTGCACCTCTATGCTTTGTTCTTCGATACCGTCAGTATCTAATTCAATTTCTTGCTGTTGTACTTCCGACATATTTTACTCCTAAAATAGTGCGAGGATATCCTCGGGTTTTTCAATTGTACCTACAATCTCATCATCATTAATAATTCTGTGCTCACCAAATTTGGTTTTAAATCTAGCTCCAGCATAACGGCCTATAACTATAAATTGACCTTCTTTACACCAAGGAGTTAAAAATTTTTCTTTATCCTTGTAACACATGTTTCCCATTTTAACGACATAACCAACCACTGATGTCATTTCAGAAGTTTCAAGGGTTTGTTCTGATAAAGCTATACCACCATCAGTCATTTCAGACATCTTCCACATTTTAATCAACATACGATATCCAACTGGATCAGGTAGTCGATCTATTTCGTCTAGATAGCTTTGAGTTAATTTTGGGGAATCTTGATTACTTTTAGATGTGATTGATTCATCCTTAATATAATCAGGTTTGATAATACTTGACTTACTTGTCATTTTTTACTCCTCGTTTTTTTGCAGGTCTGTTAAATCCTGTAGCAGTGCATTATAAGCACTGATCTTGCCCTTAGCATAGTTTAATTGTTCTATGTTGTCTACCCCATAGACTAAATGTTCAATGGTTTCTTGTTTTCTTTTTTCTATTGAATGTTTTATTGCCTGAATAGTATCTAAATCATACATTTTTAGCTTTGCCCTCAACAATAATTGTGTTAGCTCCAATTTTGTCTTCAAGTTCTTTTAATCTAGTTTCTAGTTGTTCTCTGCTCATACCTTCTAAAGTGTTGTGGGTAATTTCTTTTTTATCAACAAACAAACCAGCCAATTGCCCACTTCTAAATTCAGCGTTAATAGCTCCTGTGTATTGACCTTTTTGTTCAGCACCATCACGTAGACGTTC